GCCAATGCTGTTCAAGTACGCTACTTCCGCGGGCGTCCTACTTTCTTTGGTAAGCTGGTCAATGATCCGGCCAGCTTGTTTTTTCGATGGGAGCCATGCTCGAAACCGCATCCCAAGGAAACTGATAAACTTTTCCTGATTTTCCGTCAGTTTGCTTGGGTCGCGTACCGAGAACTCCTGCCCGTGTCCCCGGTCGTGCGTCGTGTAGCGGGCCTGGGCCTGGGCTTGAGCGCGGATGCGTGCCTCTTCCTTGCGTCGTTTCTCGGCTTCCTCGCGGGCAATCCGGGCTGCTTCCCGTTCCTCTGCGATGTCGCGTTGAGCCTGCTCGATGGCCTGCATGACGTTTGGGAGTCCGCCGGTCAGGGCGTATTGTTCGGCGCGCTCGATTACGTCATCGGGGAGTCCCTCAGCGTAGAGTTGCACAGTCGTTGCACAGTCCGGCAACTCCGTTATGCCGGTCATGTCGATGATGAGTGCGTCGGGCTTGCTGCTGTTTGCGATGGCCGCAAGACGTTCCTCCGCTGTCTTCATACCCTCGATCAGACCTCGGAGCGGCCGACTTGCGCGACCCTTCATCTGCTCGGCCAGTGCGGACGCCGCCTTGCTGATCTTGCGAAAGACTGCCACGCAGGCGATCTCTGGATCGTTGAATCCTTCCTTGCACAGTCCGCACACCGAGAGGAACTGAAATTCGCCAGCCTTGTGGCGCCTGTAAACGTCCTTGCGTGCCTGGTGCGGAACTTCGCCCCACAACGCTTCTGCCTGATTGCCCGTGCGCGTCATCGACTCTGGCGTCAGTAGTTCGCCGCACTCACGGCACTTCGCCCCGTCGCCGACAAGGTTCGTCGGATACCACGCAACCTTCCCGCACGGACACCTGCACTCCGACCGCACGTTGACGTAGGCAGCGACTGCTTTTGCCATCTCGACGCCGGGACTGAAGATCAGCGTTCGACGGTCCCCCACCATGTCCAGCATCGGGTCGCATAGCGAGGCAAGTGTCTTCTCGCGGAGTAACAGTTCCTCCATGCGGACTTCATCGAATCCGGTTTCCGACTTGAGCTTTCGCAATGACCCGAAGTCCACGCCCTCGACTTCGACGTACCGCTGGACGTAGGGGACAGCGTACCCTTCCTTCAACGCACATCGTCCCGTCATGCTGACCAGCGGAAAATCAATCGATACACCTGGGAATATGCTGCCCAATGACTTGCCATCGAATCTCTTTGGCGTGGCTGTCAGTCCCTTGTGCCGACTGTCCGGGTTGCGAGAGAACCATTTGTAAATCGGACCCGATGTCTTCTGGCTTAGGCTGAACTTGTGGGCTTCGTCGTAGACCACAAGCCAATTCATTGTCCAGTCGAATTTGTGCAGACGTGAGACAGCCTTCGTTTCGTGGTCGCACTCAGGCCGCACGTTGAACTCGCGCAGATTGTACCGTGCCTCGTTTGGATCAAGCCCTTTGCGTAGTGCGCTAATCAAGCTCTTGGCGACTACCACAGTAGCGAGCCCGAGGTCTTCGTCCGAGATACTCCACTCCGATTCGAGTAGGTCGCGTTGCTCCTGCGTGGCGAGCTTGTGCTGCATCAGCGATTGCCGGCTGGCAACTACGATTTGCGGGATCGCAGAGGGACTGAGCCGTTCCTTATCCATCTCGATTCCCGGTGTGATACCCATGAAGTATTCGATTTCTTCCGCGAACTGCCAGACCAACTGCTGCTCGTATGAGAGTACGAGCCCGTGGTACTCCGGGCCTCGCGCAAGCCAGCGGTCGAAGCACTGGCAAGCACAGACCGTTTTGCCGCCGCCGGTAAATATCCGAGTCAGCGTGCCTGTCGATCCCGAGTCCCATAACTGAAACGACTGCTCCAAGTCCTCAACCTGATAATCCCGTGGCACGAGGTTCAGGGATGGCAGCATCGGACTTGGGAACAGCGTGCTCATACGAGCCCCTGAGAACTCAGGTGTTGTTTTGGGGCCATGCCCTGCTTCTTACATGCCTTGCAGCCTTCGCCGTTACAGGACGGACACACCATGCACTTGCCTGCCCGAAGCGTCTCGTAGCCGTTTTTTACCTTCGTCAGAAAAAACCGCCTGCGGTCCCCATCGGTCAGCCAGTACAGGTCTGGGCATTCCTCTGCGAGTTTCTTCACCCGCTGGCAGTACGACTCGATTTGCTGGTTGTGCTGCTTGACCAATTCGTCTGGCGTCGGGTCTTCCTCGATCAGATCGTCTGCATCGAGCGGATCGTCGTCCTCCGTCTGCTTCGGTTTGGCGACGATTTTGTTGGCCTTCATCGCCTCTTTCAGCGACTTGGACTTTCCAACCCGGATGTCCCTGGCTACTGCCTGTTGAGATGATTCGTCGGCATTGGCAAGTCGCTTCAATTCTGCGTTGCCAGCGTTGAGTTTGCCTGTAACAACTGCTTCGCGAATTGACTTCGGAATGCGGTCGAGAACTTCTGCAAACACGCCATCGTTTTTGACGGTTCGCGGGCTGACGCCAACCTGTTTAGCTAAGATTTCTGCTGTCTTCTCTCCCTGGGGGCAATAGTTGCCCCCAGGAAAACGCTCTTCATCGCCATGCGGCTTTTTCATCCGGTTGTATAGATCACCGACTAGCTTCCGCTGGGCCTCTGGAGTTAGCAGATTGCGACGACCAAGTTGATGGTTGAGAATCCACAACTCAGCCTCGTCGTAGTCGGCAAACTTCATCTGCTCCGTCGAATATGGCAGATTGTTGGCTTTGATTATGTGCCAGGAGTGCATCCCGTCAACGATGACGTTCTTCTCGCCGTCGTACCACCAGAAGATCGGCTCGTACTTCCGCCCATCGCCAATCAGATTCTCTTTGAGTTGCCATTTCTCGTCATCGGTCAACGGCGGAAGCAGCGCTTGGAGACGTTTGGAGATGTGCAGATCTGTCTCGACTTTCGCCATCGTTCACCTCAGCGCAAAAGAAAATCGCCGACCCCACGCTGTGCTGCCGCCTACGAAAGCGGTGTCCCGAAGGACCAGCAGGGGGTCGGCGATTCTATTTTGACGAGTTGTCATTTCGTAGTTCCAGCACCCGGCATCCTATCGCAACCACGCAGTCGGTGTCAAGCAGACCGCCTGGTCAACTTTCCGCTCTAGCGACTTCGAGTGTTCGAGGACATCACCCGACCGGGTGCGGAAGTATTCTTTCTGTGCGATCCGCATATCGGCCACGAGGTTGGCAAGGTCAGTGAGTGTCATGTCGCGTCCCCTTCTGTTTGTGGCACAAGCATTCCCTCGTCCGCCCGAACGACCTCGCCTTCTTCGATCACTATGTTCGCCTCGCTTCCATCGCCGACGACTTCAAGGAAGCACTGACACCCGTGCTCGGCCGCGAGCTGCGCGAACTCGACCTTGGCGTTGTCGTCCAAGAGCGAACCGTCCTTGAGGAAAAAGAACTTGAGGCTTGGGTTCAACGCGCAGGCAATACCAACCGCCACGCGCCGTTGCTCGGATGCGGAAATCTGGTCGAAGGGCAGGCCGTTGTACGTTACGCCGGTATCGTCATAGCCCAAGCCGGGCACGGGCCACTTGGCAGCCTGGCGGGCCCGCTCCTTCTGGTCGTCGATAGCCTCGATCTCCTTGGTCAACGCCGCAGATCGTCGCCGTTCCTCTTCGAGTCTCGCAGCCGCATCCGCCCGCTTCGCGTTTTCGCGGACCTGCTTGTTGATGCGTTCGCTGTCAACGATCTGCTGTTCCACCTCCTCGGTGTTCTGATCGACAAGCGATTCGCATGCAGCCGTAGCACTCTTCAGCTCAGCGTCGAGTTTCTCGGCGCGAGCCTGTTCTTCTGCGAGTGCATCACGCGCCTTAATCACCGCTGCTTCCAGATCGGCAAGTTGCCTCGCCGTCATCCGCACCAATTCCTCCTGCTGCCTAAACGCAATGAGTTGCCGATCGAGACTCGAACGAGCCTTAGCGTTCTCGGCATTATGCTGGCGCCGTGCCTGCAACTCAGAGACCAGTGCCGCGGCCGAAACCTCTTCCTCCGGCGCCTCGGGGTGGTGCGGCATCGCATCGTACTGCACCTTGAGTCGCTTCCCGGCATCGTTGACAGTCGCCCGCTCCCGGTAGATCCTGGCCCGCTCCTGGTCCAAGTCGCTGAAGTCCAGCCCGACCAGGTTGCGAAGGATTTCGGCCTGCTCTTTCGGAGTCATTCGCAGGAACGACTCCGGGTCGAACCCCAGCACACCGACGATGTCGCCGAGCATCGTCTGCGGACTTGGAGCCGTGTATCCGTCCTTCGTGACGATCTCGATACGCGTGCCGAGTTCCCCGTCCTTTTTCAACCAAAAATCCCTGCGGACGGTGCAGGCGGGAATCAGCCGCGCCGGCTCGCCGTCCAGTTCCACCTCGACGTACGCCTCCGACTCGCCCTTGCGAATGGGCCGGGCGGGGCAAAGTTTCTTACCGCCTAATGCCATGGCGATGGAATCCAAAAGACTGCTCTTGCCGCTCGCGTTGCGCCCGCCGACAATCGTCACTGTCCTGTTCGGGACGATCTCAACGTACTTGATGGCCTTGATATTCCTACTAGCCAATCTCACAATCTGCATCGTCGTCGTCCTCTGCTGCTATGGGTTCGGTCTCGGTCTCCACTTCATCCACGAGTTTGCACCGCAGATGCTGATAGCCGGTCTTCTCCAGCGTCTTTAGTTTCTCAACCAGTTTGTCGTGCAACTTCCCGTTGCACGCCAGCGCCTCGCGTATGGCTGATTTCAATTTGCAAATCGCACGGTACGCCTCATTCGCACGCTCGGAGAACTCGTGACGCTCGGCATCGAGCTTCTCAATTCGCTCGCGGTATGGTTCGACAACCGCCGTAATCTCCGCAATGATTGCCGATTCATACGCCGCACTGTTCAGTTCAGAGCCGTGCTCGCGGTTGCGAATTGCGCTCCAGATCTGCCGCGCTGCAGCGCAGATGGCGAGCGACTCGCGGTCACTTCGTGGCAGCTTCATCGGTCACCCCCAGCGATTCATAGCATGCTCGAACATCATCAACACTCCACTGACGCCAATCCGCCACGTCGAACCTTTGTCCCGTCGCCTCGGCAACGAACTCCGCAAAGGCGACAAGCAATTGCTCACGCGACTTGCCCTCGATCGGATATCGTTCCATCCACGCGAGCTTCAGGTGATTCAGATCGGCGAACTTGATGCCATTGTCAAGGCGAGCTGCCCACGCCGGCGTGTCCTGCTCGGGGTCCACGACCGCATACGGGATGTTGATCAATTGGCAAATCGCGTACCGATGGCAGACCGTCATCGCCTTGGCCGTCGCTTTATCACCACTGTCCATGCCCTCGCCACTCACGACCACGACGATGTTGGACCCGTCCTCCGCGTAAAACGTGTACTCGACGCGCAGGAAAGCCCAGTGCATCGTACCTCCCTGCTTGCTCTGGCCGGTCTCGCGTGACTCCTCAAGTACGCGTGGCACGGAGAATACACCGTGCGTTGCCATCAGCGGCTGCACGCGGTTGTACACCGCTTCGGCCGAACGGTAGGCGTAGTTCTGTGTTTGGTTCTTCGAGTCTTTGCCGATTGCTCCGACCTCACGCATAATCTGGACAACGGCGCGGTAGATTTTCCCTGGTTTGTCAGCCATTAGAATGGTGCCTTGCTGCCTGTGAGTTGCTGGTATTCGGCCAATAGCCAATCGCGAAACCGCAGTACCTTCGGTGCCAACTCGTGCTTGATATACGGCTCATCTCTTTCGATGCGCACGACGAACAGCGGGTCGATTCCAGCATCTGCCATGCGCGGATCGAAGCTTCCGAACACGTACCACTGCCTGCCCGTGACCCACAGCGAGCCCTGCACCTGCTCGACGTGTTTGTCCGGCATCTGTCCGGACAGCACGGTGCGGAGATGGTTGGCGGGATTGTAGGGACACTTCAACTCTAGCAATCCATCCGCGCCGATAATGCCGTCAGGCGAGCAACCGATAAAGTCCTCGGTCGCATGCTGAATGAAAGCGAACTCGCCAACCGGTGCCTCGACCTCGGCCTTGAACCTCTCAGCCACGGCCACCAACGCCGCATCAAATGCCTCTTTCTCCCAGTCCATGCCCCAGCTTGTAGCCTGACTGCGAAATCTGTCGGCCGGCACGCCCGTAATCAGTTCGCCGAGTTTTTCGAGCATGTACGAGCGGGCCGTCTCAGACCACTCATTGTTTTCCTTGGCCGCCTTGGTCCTCGGCTCCGTCATGATATCCGCGTACCGCGAAGCCGTGACGACACCGCAACGCTTCCTGCGCCACTCAACCGACCGCTGTTGCAACGGTTTGTCAGCCACTGAATCGCTCCCTGAGTTGTTCGAGATGTTCGATGACCTCCGCGTACGTTACCCGTTTCGGTGCCCGTAATTTCGGATCGCGCAATCGGAGCCAATCATCCAGATTGAAGTTGTCGCGGTCCC